GGGGTAATTTTGTGTGTTCATTTTATTCGGCTTTTAAAATTTCTATTTTGTATTCAAGGTCTTCACTATTCTCTTCTTTGGCATAGTTTATCAACCATTGTTCTAAATTCGGATATTTTAATGGGCTCGATAGACAAATTACTTCTCTTCTATCATATGCTTGCTCCATTTGTTCTGCAATTTTTTCTGGTATTTCTACCTCTGAAAGGTCTACAGAGTATGTAACCTTTATTGATAATTCTTTAAATGTTTTTGTTTTCATTTGTCAATATTTTTAGTGTTAATAATCTTCCCTAAGTATAGCACGAAGTACTTCTTATTGGCTTCTGCGCCCCATTCGGGGTTTCCTGTGCCAAAGCGTATAGATTTTAATTCTATGGTGAGGCTTGGGGCATCACGAGCATAACCATTGCGAAAGACAACGCTATCGTACTCTTTTCCAAGAAGGCGAAGGTTGTAATACGGCTTGATGTCGCGGTACTCTTCTGTTTTCTCACCTGAGAGTATCATATCAAACCACTGCTTTTTGATAGTGAGGTGTAGGGTGTTATTCATTGTTCTGTAAATTTTAATCGTTTTGCTATTAATTCTACTATATCCACGGTTACAGCGTTACCTATGAGCTTATAGCGTTGTGTCTTAGCAATAGGTTTTATTGTGCCATTATAATCACCATATTGTGTCCAATTGTCAGGAAAACCTTGTAGTCGTTCGCATTCTATTTCCGTGAGACGACGCATTCTACTAATGGCATAATTACTATTATGTCTTGTTAGAGCAGGACTTATTCCCCTTTCATCAAACACTCTATTTTGTTGATAGGGTTGCCTGCCATTGGATTCCTTAGACGGATTTAGCTGTATCACAGTCATATCTGAATGCAACCCTCCTGAGTGTCCGCCGCCTGTGAGCGTAGCTGCAACCTTGGGGATTATATAGGTATCATTGCTCCCCATTTTGTGATAGCGTGATGTTATTGTTCGTGCAAGTGAAGTTTTGATACTTGTACGTTTCCTATTTTCTTTCCTTGTCTTTCCCTCAAGTAATTTATCATCTTTTCCGATAGGAAATACTCCTGGGACACTTCGTCCTGCAAGATGTCCGATAAGGTATATCCGCTCTCTATTTTGGGGTAAAAGCCAGCTTGTATTAAGCAATTGCCATTCGATTGTATAATCCCCAAGGTTGGCAAACGCTTGGATAATCGCCCAAAAGTCTGCGCGAGCATTTGAGGAGAATGCTCCCTTAACATTTTCCCAGATAAAAATACCTGGTCGGATGTGAGCAATGAGGGCAATTGCGTACTCGATAAGGCTACTTTTGGCTCCTTTAAGCCCCGCTCTTTTTCCAGCAAGTGAGAAATCGACGCAAGGCGAACCGAAAGTGATAATGTCAATGTCTGTAAAGTCTCCTCCGTCAAGAGTGGTAATGTCTCCGATGTATTTGGCATGGGGAAAATTGTATTTATAGTTTGCGATTGCGTGTTTGTCTATCTCACTAAAATAGTGTTCTGTAAATTGGTAGCCTGCTCTTTGAAATCCAAGCGAAAAACCACCAATCCCGCTGAATAGGTCAATGATTTTCATTTGCTTTGTCTGTTATTAGTAATTTGTCATTTTCAAAGATATATTCCAATGCTATTTCAGTCTTTAAGGAGATGTCATTATTTGTACCTTCAAAGGATTGTTTCAGACGGCTAATTAGACTCTTGTTGTCTCGCTCTTTAATTTTACGCTCCTTGTATCTCTTAGTAAGCAGCTCCTTTTCTTCTTCCGTGAAATCAGCTATCATACCTCGCTCCTTAAGGCTTTCATATATCCAGCGGCAGAACAAAGGAAGTCGTCCTGTCTGCTTGAAATCATTGTAAAATCGTTGTACATTGGCTATAAACCGCGCTTCCTTTTCCTCTTCTGTTAGTTGTTCTTCAGGAGTAGGAGCGGGTAAGCTCATAGGTAGGTTATTATTTTGACGAGTACGACACAACCAATCCTTGTACTTCTTCAATATCTCACTGATATAAGGCGCATTGATAAGCTGATAATGCTCCGTACGTGTGTCGAATTCTCCGTATCTTTCCATTTGAAAGGCTTTATATAACTCCTCCAAAGAAAGCGAAGAAAAGCGGCTTAAAATCATTCCTGAAATATCAGATTTGTTGAGAGGGTCTATTTCTCCCTTGAGACCGATAAGGGCAGCGTGCTGGGCAATGATAGTACCAATGCCTCCGCGTGCTTCTATTGGGTCAAGCTCTCGGATAGGGGTGAATGTCAGTACCTGTCGTGCAAAAGCCACTTGCTGCAATTCACCAGCCTTGCATATTTGCTGCAATGTTGGAAGCGGTTTGGCGTCCAACAACATTGGTGCCTGCTGTGTTTGTAGTATGAGTTCTTGAGATGATGTTTCCATTTTGGTCAATTGTTACGGGTTCTTGTGGATTGTGTGATTGTTGGGCGCTCTGTACCCAGCTGGATTCAAAGCCTTTCCATTGCTTTTGCACCACCAAGGCGAGGATCTCGTTCTTATCTCGTCCTGTGCGTTGCACCTGCTCAAGGAATATCTTAAAAGCACGTTCACTATTGACGGCTTTCTTAGTCTTGCGTATCTTGAGCCAGTCCTCCGTGAGGTCAGCAGCAAATCCTGCCGATAGCATAGCCTGCTTGAAATTGAAAGGAGGGGGGGGCGGCGGAACCTTGGGGGGAGGTTTCTTTTTGGTTGCTTAAAGGCTGATTGTTTTTTTCCTCCTCGTCAAAATCCACACTCGCACTTTTTTGTTTCTTTTTTTCTAAAAAAGAAATATCATTATCATTTACATTATCATTATCATTAAGGGGGCAATTGCTTTTTTTGCTTTTTTCAGAAAGCAATTGCTTTTTTTGCTTTTCGTTGCTTTCCTCTAACTCATTGTCTTTCAATCGTCTTCCTCCTTTTTTACCTGCCTCACTTCTTTTTTCTGAGATTGATATATACTTTTGTGTATCCCTATCAATCGTTTGTTTTACGAATCCGAATGCTACTTTTGCAAGTGGTTTTAGTTCAATCAAGTTACCGTATATGGCATATTCCGCAATAGCCTGATAAACTTCCAACTGAACCTCACTTGGCAAATCCCGAATAACATTCAACCAATCCGCGTAAAACAAAAATGTTTCTTTTTTCATGGCTTATTTAAATGATCGTTATCTCACTAACTTTGCCCTAAGCCCTCTCCTTAACATTACACGCCAAGTACAAGCGAGGGCATAAGACAAAGAATGAATGAGTATTTAAAATAATTTAGGTTGCATTTTATCAGCAATCATACGCTTGAGATTGCGCTGCATTTGATTGTAATAGGACTCCTTAAGCTCTATTCCTATATAGTTACGATTAAGCCTTAGACTTTCATACCCTTCACTTCCTATTCCTCCAAAAGGACTTAGTACTGTCTCACCCTCGTTGCTCCACAAATGCAAGCAACGCCTGATCGTTTCTAGCTGTAAGGGACAAATATGCTTCTCGTCTTTCTCCTCACGAGCAGAGGTATATTGCAAGGTATCGGAGTAGTTGATGTCATACCACACTGGCTCGGCATACTTTTGCCACAAATTCACGGGGAGGTAATTTTCTTTTTTCTCATCAGTGGCTTGGTGGGTGATTGGTACTAAGTTATCACCCGCATTGCGAAAGACTAAGATGTAATCAGGGATCCCAGTGCGAGACATACTGCTGTCTTTTAAGATTGTTTTATGAAGCAACCCTATTGATTTGGTTCTTGTTACTTCTACTACAGGGCTTTTCCATATTGTGATCCTATCGTGGTAAATAAACCCTTCCTTCTCAAAAGCCTGAATGAGCATACCTGAAAAGTATTTGAGTCCTATATATCCGTCTTTCACTTTCATTGCTGGCAAGTCCATACAATGCACTGCTACCAATCGTCCGCTTTTAATTACCCTTGCTAATTCTTTTACAAGGAATTGAAAATGTACAAAGAACTCCTCATAATCTTTGCAGTTACCCATGTCTCGTATATCGTCTGAATAAACATACAATTCAGCAAAAGGAGGGCTAAATATTGAAAAGTCAATGCTGTTATCAGGGAGTTTAGCTACCTCCTCTACGCAATCGCCGTGTATAGCTGTGAATTTTGGTTGTTCCATAGTGTCTGGTTATTAATCATTAATTGTTGCATTTGTTTGAATTGTTTCTCTTTCTCTTTGATGATACTAATGACATTCTGCATAGTATCAGTGGTTACAATATTAACCATTACATCTCCTTTCTTTCCGAAGCGGTGGGATCGTCTCACAGCTTGGTAAAACCCCTCAAAAGAAAAGTCAGGGCTCATGAAAGTTTGATTAAGGCAGTGCTGAAAGTTCAATCCGTATTGGGCTATCTTAGGTTTAGTAACTAATACTCTGAACTTCCCATCTACAAAGTCTAACAACTTTTGTGCTTTCTCTTCAGGCTTATCACTTCCTGAGACTTCCACCGCTCCACGAATACCCGCAGTAACTTCTTTCCCCTCGTCATTATGTTTCACCCATACAATGTGTGGTTCCTCATTCGCATTAGCTATCTCTATTGCCTTTGCTATTCGTTGCTCTTTGGTTCGTCTTAACTCCTTGTTGAAGTCAGTAGCTGATACAGCCAAATTAGGAAATAACATACCATTGCTAAAGTCATTTTCAGTGATGATTTGGTGTTCCTTGTAAATTACATCGGATAAGTCATACCCTTGCATTGGGTAACCTATATCCGCGGGATTGGTAAGCATTATCGCCCATTCTGATACGAACTGATAGAACTTCTCAATTGCATGCCCTTTCAATCTCCATTTACTCGTGTGGTCTTGGTCATTGATGAAGTAGGTAGCAAGCATTCCTAACCTACTTTGATAACCTAAAAACTCTGAATGGTTAGCAAGCTCCATAGGATCATTAGGAGAGGGAGTAGCTGTAAAAGCAAACTTGTAAGGGGTATTATGGAAATACTCAAAGAGTTGCTGCTTTATTTTGCCTTCAAAGTTCTTCATTATTGAACTTTCATCTACTATCAGCCCCGCATACTCCAGGTGATTGATTTTGTGCAAATTCTCAAAGTTGGTGATCGTTACCTTATCAAGGTCAAACCCAAACTTTTCCGCTTCTCTTTGGGTCTGTGCTACCACTACCAAGGGAGCAAGGATTAACACAGGTTTGTTGGTGTGTCGTACGATTTGGGTAGCTGTCTCAAGCTCCATCACAGTCTTTCCTAATCCACAATCAGCAAATACAGCGTGCTTGCCCTTGCTTAGGTTATGTTCTACAATAAACTGCTGAAAAGGAAACAGCTTGTCATTCATTGGCAAAGCGGTAAAGCCTTTATGCTCCTTTGCTTTCTGCTTTGATTTTAAAAACTCTTGATACTCGTTCATTTTTGATTTGAAATTAGAGATTTGATAAAGATTGCCGCGCGCTCAATCTCCTTTCAAATCGGTTGTTATAGCCCCCGCTCACGGCTCGAACGTGAGTGCTTGCCTATCGGGGGTACCATGTCTTAGACATGAGATACATA